CCCCAATAACACTTATCTACCACCGGTTTCCCGGCAAGTACCCGTTCAGCGAAAGCTGCCCGTAAAATGGCGCAAGCCATCTCTGGGAAGGGTTAGAAAGATCGAGATTCAATCTCGATTCTTAGGTAGGAGTGTTAGTAAGTCTCTAGGGAGTTTCAAAACCAACTTAGGAGAGTCGTATGGACCAAGATCGCCGCTTGCTTTTCCTTAAACACTCTACGTACCGGCAGTACCTAAGAAGTTTCTTAGCCTTAGGTCTTCCGTTCCGTTTAGCATTGGGTCTCGCAAGTGTAACTTTCTTGATCTTTGCGCCTTTTTCCGTCGGTTGGTGGGTGGTATTAATCACCCTCCTCTGCTTGATTGGGATTTCCCTATCCTGCGGAGGCCTCAGCATCGCCGAGGTAATCACGTGCACTTTCATCTCTTCGGAGGTGACAATTGCCTAGTTACCAAAGTGACAAAAGGTATAATGCCCTGCTGAGCATGGCTCTACGCCCGAATCTGTATTTCCATAGTGGCGAGTGGTTTGTGTTCCGTATACTTACGAAAGATCGTCGGATTGTTTGGCTCTCTCCTCGACTTACATACATCGAGTTGAGGAATTCCAAATTTTCCCCGGTCTTCTCGTCGGTATCCGGTTTTCACTTATCGCTTTCCATTCTGGTTTACAAGGACGGCTCGTCGAGTCAAGCTATGGTGCGACTTCCTCGTACCTCTTATCCCAGTGGTTCGGGATTCGTGATCGAGTTGTATTCACCAAACGCTTTGTACGAATCTGCTTTAAGTACTTTACGCAGATCTGCGGCGAGGGAGCTAACTACCCCTCGAGTACCTCTTAGATCTAGCACCGGGACTAACGTTAGACCGACGTTTCAGCAGTACCAGCAAGACTATACGCATTCATTGTGGAGTTGGCAGCTTCCGCAGGGTGAAACCCGCAAAGCTACTTTCGTCACTTATGAACGTCGTTGGTCTGGCTTACGTACGCCTAATTTTGGTCGCATTAGCAAAAGACATCTGCCAATCAATCCGCATATGTCAGAAACCAAGAAGTTTACCTTCGGTTACGTACTCACGGACAATAGATCTACGTCCGGCGAGTATTCGACCGAGATATTCCCTTGGCCCAGCTACATCCAAGTACCGTCGCCTCCCGTGAATTTTCGCGGGTTGCAAAATATCGCCTTACGGCGTCTGATTGATCATGCGCAGGTCGGCATTCGTGCTAACCTTGCTCAAGATCTCGTGCAAGTCGGTCAAACCACCCGTATGATTGATAATACTGTCAAACGGTTGGCCGGTGCTGCGCGGGCTGTCAAGAAGGGAGACCTTCTTGGCGCTGCTCAGATTCTGTATGATCCAAATTCTCGGATGAAGAACAGACGGAAGCAACCTCGTCGCGGCGAATCTACAGCCAGTAATTGGCTGGAGCTTCAATACGGCTGGAAGCCTCTTCTGTCCGACATCCGTGGATCCATGGAGGCATTAGCCACATTCAATATGGCTAACGCTAGTGTTAGACGGTTCACCGCGTCTGCGACAAGAAATGATGTTGAGCGCAAACCCATCACTGGAATCCTCAGCTCTCCTCCCAATGTAGTATTGGGATTTGAGAATACTGAATCTCGTTATCGAGTTCGGTACGGGGTTTCCTTTCAGATGGATCAGCACTTGACCAGTTTCCTGGCGCAGACAGGTTTCACCAATCCCATTAATCTTGCATGGGAAGTTGTCCCGTATTCTTTCGTCGTTGACTGGTTTATCCCGATCGGTCCTTGGCTTGAAACGCTTAACGCGTGGCAAGGCTTGGTTTTCCGTGACGGGTATATCACAACCTTCGTTCGTCAGAATACTACTAGCACGTTGGCTTGGAGTGGTAAGCTTGGGCCCACCAGTACCGGTGTGAGGAGCGGTGGGATGAGTCGAGAGTACGTGTTCCTTCAGCGTGGGAAGTTAACTACTTTCCCCGCCGGTCGGTTCCCGTCTCTCAAAAATCCCTTCTCCGTCGATCACATCCTTAACGGGTTGGCTTTATTGCGAACTGCTTTTCGCCGCTAGATAACGTGTCCTTTGATTGAATCAGGAGTAATCAGATGTCCGCTATCGGACCGATTAAAGTCAGTAAAACGCTAAGCCCCACTATTTTAAATACTGTGGCTGTCCCGCTAACTGACGTGTTTAGCCCCGAGGGGTTTGTTTCTCCAGGTGTAGCTAAATATGTGAACAGGGCATCCGGTGTTGCTATTGGATTCCCTGGCTTTACTATGCAGGTTCGTCCTCCTACCAAGGAGAGCCGAATTTACAAGGTAACGGCAAAACTCGTTGTCCCAACGCTGGAACAAACGTCACCTTCGACTGCCACCGGTATTCAACCGGCGCCGACGAAGGCATACGATGTTACAGCGATTTTGGAGTTTATGTTGCCGGAACGGAGTACACGTCCTGAGCGAGAGTATCTGCTCAGTTATGTGAAATCCCTACTGGCTGCAACCATAGCTTACAGTGACAATTCTAACCAAGAAACTACGGCTAGTCCTGTCATTTCTGCTGTGCTTGACTTTGAACAACCTTATTAAGTTGTTCGATACATAAACCAACGAGGCCGCCAATGTCTTCTAAGATGCATGGTAAGCAGTTCCTTAAAGGACTGTCACAGTACAGAGTCGCACCTGGGGTTGAAACCCTTGTGATTAGAGATTACCTTTCAGCTCTCGATTGTCCCCGGTCTTTGGCAATATGGTTGCTCTTTAGTAATAACGAGCATCAGCAATTGACAGAGATCGAGTTCGATCCGCACGCCTACGAGAACTATGTAGAGTGCAGAGATGCCTACGCAGCGACTAAGTTCTTGTCGAAGTATAAAGGGTTATCCCTTCCCTTCGATTTGGATGAAGTTGCGATGAGAAAGTTCTTTGAGTTCGAACTTCTCTGTAAGCAGACGAATGCTCGTTTCCGTTCTTTGTCAAGTTGCCCGCTTTATCGCGGAGCGACCGTCTGGCTGCATTCCGCAACCATTCGAAAAATTGACAAGGTTCTTGGCGAGTTTAGCGTTGAAGAGTTTTTCTCTAAACCAGACTGGGGCCCTGGTGCCTCTACGTTGATAAAGCGTAGCGACGCCAGTCCAGTTGAAAAGTTCCAATGCGAAATTGGAATAACTCGAGATCTACTAGACCTTCTCCCTCTCAACGCCTTCAAAGAGATCTATCCTTTGTGGGCGCAGGCTTTGTGTGACGCTGGTTTTCCAGGCGTACAAGTCGGGAATAAGGTTGTTACTGTACCTAAAGATGCTTCTACTAATCGTGTTATCGCCATTGAACCTGGGATCAATCTTTGGTTCCAGAAGTCAATTGGTGATATGATCGGTAGTCGCCTCCGCAGGTTCGGAATCGACATACGCTATCAGACTCGAAATCAGCAGCTCGCTAAGAAGGCCAGTTTTACCGGCCATCTTGTGACTGTTGACATGAGTTCTGCTAGTGATTCAATATGTTCTTCCGTTGTCGAGGCTTTGTTGCCTTTGCGATGGCATTTCATGATGGATCGGTGTCGATCTCGATACGGTTCGAGTGAGTCTGGTTTGGTTGAGTGGAGTAAGTTTTCCAGTATGGGAAACGGCTTCACTTTTCCTCTTCAGACGCTGATCTTTTACGCAGTAGCTTGCTCCTGCGTGAATTACCTCCACCTCAGTAGTGACGAGGTGTCGGTGTACGGAGATGACATCATACTCCCTACAGCAGCGTTCTCACTTTTCTCCGAGATGATGAATTTCTACGGCTTTCGTATAAACCTGAAGAAGAGTCATTATGACTCCTATTTCAGGGAAAGCTGTGGATCCCATTATTATCGGGGTCTTGACCTTAAGCCAATTTATCTTAAGGATAAACTGACGTCCGTTCAGTCGATGTTTCGCTTGGCGAATGCTATCCGCCGCCTTGCTCATAGACGTAACTTCGGTTACGGCTGTGATGCTCGGTTCCGGACGACGTTCGATCTCCTAGTCAGGACGGTTCCTAGTTCATTGCGAATTAGGATCCCTGAAGGGCTAGGAGACGGTGGTTTCATCTCGAACTTCGATGAAGCTACTCCCAAGAAGGCTAGACACGGTATCGAAGGATACTTTGTCTATAACCTTACTGAGGTTAGTTTTACCAACCAGGACGAACGTGTTGGGTATTTACTTTCCCAACTTTGGCGCATGTCTAGATCGCCTGAGAAGGAACTTCTCAGCGGAAACCGTACCAAACTCAAAGCGACTGACGCTCCTATCACCGTTGCCCCTGGCTTGGAATATAACACTGTTCCAAGTCATAAAGGTGTTCGGTTAAAGATCGTCAGAAGTTTGGTTCAGCAGTGGTATGATCTAGGTCCTTGGTTGTAAACCAAGGATTTTCTGGCTAGGGGCGAGAGCCCCGAACCTGGGG